GGTCGTCCCTTGACCAAACTTTTGAGTATGCCAGTTCCAGACTAAAGAGATTGCGTAACGCGCTATGGCTTAAACGGCTGCCCCAAAGCTGCCAAAGGTTACGGCAAGTCCACAGAATTGCAAGTTCGTTTTGCAAGCAGCGGATGCGCATTGCACAAAGGACCGTGTACTTGCCCGCTCACATTGAGCGGTTCCGTTGCTGCAAACTTGTTCTGGTAAAAAACTTTGGGAAAAATCCGTCTGCTAACGAACAGCAGGCGGATTTTTTTGCTGTCGCGGCAGTGATTATAGTTGCAAAAGTTTACAAAGTATGCTATATTGTAGTTGTCAGATACATAAAAGCATTAGGCACGGGCAATAGGTTGCCGGGGCTTTGTGTTTTGTTAACTTTTTCAACCGTGACTATATTATAGCAGTAACTTTAGTAACTGTAAAGGCTTTTGTGTAAACTTTAGTAACTTTAGCAATATGCACAAAGGTGGTATGTTTTTGCTATGACTTTTTACCAAAAGTATGTAACCCTTTGCACAAATAGTAAAATAACTCCCTCTGCGGCTGCGCAAAAAATGGGAATATCAAAGACGACTGTGCATCGCTGGAAGAATGGCGGCGGTGTAACAGATGCCAATTTGCAGATTATTGCAAATTACTTTGGTGTTCCCGTAGACGACCTCATAGGAGACGATTCCGTGAAAAAAGAAAAACCCACCGCGCAAGGCGATGGGATAAAACTTGATTCCTATGAAGACATTGATCAGTGGCTTGGCACTTTAGATGGCAAAGGTCTTGATATGGTAATTGCGCTGGCAATCGCAAAGAAGGTGAAAGTCAATGAAGATAAATCCTGATTGCGTCCGAGATGTTATGCTCGGTCTTGAAGAACAGCTCGGTTTGTTTTTGAATGATAAATGCAGCATGGAATTTGAATGCTCCAATCCCGACAAGCTGAAAAAATCCTCTTTTATAAAGGGTAAAGGGTATTCACGGGAAGATTTGTTTTATTCTTGCTTGCAGGCTGCTGAAAATGGCTATATCGTGGCAGACTACCGTATTGACAAACAGTTAAATACTATAGAGTTTTACGGAATCCTATATATTACGCCAAAAGGCCATGACTTTATTGCGTCAATTTCAAATCAGCAGACGTGGCAGGAAAAAATAAAACCCACCTTATCAGCGGTGGGCAATGTATCTCTTACAGTAATTGAAACGATTGCAAAGGGTGCGGTAACTGCGCTTATTGAGCATCATCAATCCGGCTCTTAAAGGCATTGTGCGGGCGGAACGCCGTATTCCCCTGTGCTGCAATTACACTGGCCGCAATAGCTCTGTCCAGCTCTAACGGAAGATTTTGTGCATCGTAAAAGTTCATGCCGGAGACTTCAATCAGTTTCAGCATTTTTTCGATGACTTCATCCTTTTTCTGCCTGTACTCGCTGTCGTCGCACTTGTTGTAGACATCAATTCTATCTCGCATTACTTGTCTCCTTTATAACCTCG